GGTGTATTCGAACCGCGCAAATCAGCTAGCGTCAGAAAATTTCAACCGGTTTATTGACAGCCTTTCTCAATAAAGCATGACTATGGAAGCAAAGCTCAACGTTCAGATGGCGCAGCGCATCGAGCTGTGGCCGGTGGACCGTCTCAAGCCTTATGAGCGCAATGCGCGAACGCACAGCCCGGAACAGATCGCGCAGATCTGTGCGTCGATTGCGGAGTTTGGTTTTACCAACCCGATCCTGGTTGATTCGAGCGATGGCATCATTGCCGGGCACGGCCGGCTAAATGCTGCGTACGCCATGGGGCTAAGCACGGTGCCTGTGGTGGTGCTGGATCACCTCAGCGAACGGCAGCGGCGGGCGTACATCTTGGCGGACAACCAGCTTGCGCTGAACGCTGGGTGGGACACCGAGCTGCTGCGGATGGAGCTGACGGATCTTCAGGATGAAGATTTCGATCTGAGCGTGATCGGCTTTAGCGATGACGAACTGGCGGATCTGCTGCCGGATGTAGAGGAACTGCCGCCGGAGGATGCGGACGCTGATGAGGTGCCTGAGCCACCCGTTGAGCCGGTCAGCAAGCCAGGGGACGTGTGGCTGCTGGGAAAGCATCGGGTGATGTGCGGTGACAGCTTGAAGATGAAAGACACACGCCGATTGATGGGCAATACCCAAGCGGATGTGGCGTTCTGCTCCATGTCATTCACCGACCCACCTTGGAACGTGGATTATGGCGACAAGATTGAAGGCAGGGAGATTCTGAACGACAGCCAGCCAGAGAAACAATGGCGACAGTTTATATCCGACTTTGCGGCGAGCTTGTTTGATGTGACCCATCCAGGGGCAGCGGTCTACGTGGTGATGGGATCACAAGAATGGCCTGTTGTCGACGCCGCGCTTCGCGCCGCTTCATTTCACTGGTCCAGCACCCTCGTGTGGGTAAAGGACCGCTTCGTGATGACTCGCAAGGACTATCACGCGCAGTTCGAGCCGATCTGGTACGGCTGGAATGGCACAGCCCCGCGTTTAATGCCGTTGACTGACCGCACGCAGTCGGATGTTTGGGAGTTCCCTCGACCCAAGGTGTCGCCACTGCACCCGATGACGAAGCCCGTAGAGTTGATTAAACGCGCGCTGACCAACAGCAGCAAGAAGAATGCGGTGGTAACGGACTTGTTTGGCGGCAGTGGCAGCACCCTGATTGCGTGCGAGGAGACCGGACGCCAAGCGCGGCTGATGGAACTGGATCCGCGCTACTGCGACGTGATCGTGAAGCGATGGCAGCAGTTCACGGGCAAGCGCGCCACGCTCGAGGCAACGGGCAAACCGTTTCCTGAGGTTGCAACATGAACCTCCAGGACTACGCCGAAAGCAGGGGCGAGTCGTACCAGACGCTGGCGCGATGGGCAAAGCAAGGGCGGTTTAAAAGCATCCAGAAGAAAGGCCGCGCTTATGACATCTCTGATCCGCAGGCGCTTGATCGTGAGATAGCAGCGGGCAAAGCGCCGGATCGTGGTGGTCGAGGCGGTGCGCCGCCGATTGATGACGCGCTGCGCCGTAAGCAGGCGGATGAGCAAGCGGTGCCGTCGTTCGCACGAAGTCGCGCAATCCGCGAGGCCTATTCAGCGCAGATCACAAAACTGGAGTTCCAGCAAAAAACGGGCAAGCTGGTCGATAAAAGCGAGCTAAAGATGAAGCTTGTCAAGCTGCACATGGCAGTGCGCGATAGCCTGCGAACAATTCCTGACAGGGTGGCGCCGATTGTTGCTGCTGAAAATGACCAGGCCAAAATCCATGCGTTGCTGCTCAAGGAAATCGGGCAGGCGCTGGAGGGCTTGAGTGGCGCAGTCGATTGATGATCTGTTGCAGGTATGCCGCGAGGCGCTGCGGTTTGAGGCTGATCTAACGGTCAGCGAATGGGCTGATGCGCATCGAGTGCTGAGCGGCAAGGCATCGGCTGAGCCTGGACCGTGGCGCACGGATCGAACGCCATACCTGAAAGAGGTTATGGATTGCCTGAGCACCACCAACCCAATGCAGCGGGTGGTGCTGATGGCTGGAGCGCAGTTGGGGAAGACCGAGGCCGGTTCGAACTGGCTGGGGTACGTGATCGCGCACGCTCCTGGTCCGATGCTGATGGTGCAGCCGACCGTGGACATGGCAAAGCGGCTATCGAAGCAGCGGCTGGAGAGTTTGATCACCGAAACGCCATGCCTGAGTGAGCGGATTGCGCCAGCCAGGAGCCGGGATTCGGGAAACACGATGTTCTCGAAAGAGTTTCCGGGAGGAATGATGATCCTCACGGGCGCCAACAGCGCGACGGGTCTGCGCTCTACTCCGTGCCGTTACATCTTCCTGGATGAGGTGGATGCGTTCCCGACCGATGTGGACGGCGAGGGCGACCCGGTGACGCTGGCCGAACGGCGCAGCACGACGTTCAGTAGGCGGAAGATCTTTATGACTTCAACGCCGACGGTGAAAGATTTTAGTCGAATCGAATCGGAGTTCCTGCTGAGTGATCAGCGCCGGTATCACGTCCCATGCCCGCACTGTGGAGTGATGCAGTGGCTGAAGTGGGCGCAGTTGAAGTGGGAAGACAACGAACCGAGCACGGTGTTGTACGAGTGCGAGCACTGCAACGAACGGTTTGCTGAATCTCATAAGACTCAAATGTTGACAGCAGGGCAATGGGTGGCCACCGCGCCGGGCGATGGCAAGACGGCAGGCTTTCATCTGTCGTCGCTTTACAGCCCGCTGGGGTGGAAGTCGTGGGAAGAGGTGGTCGAAGATTTCCTACGCGCCAAGGGTGATGCTCCGCGCCTTAAGACATGGGTCAACACCGTGCTGGGTGAGACCTGGGAGGACGACTACAGCAGCAAGGTGGACGCTGCTGGCTTGATGGAGCGTTGCGAGCACTACGAACCGGCGATGCTGCCCGAGGGTGCGGTGGCGCTGACGGTTGGCGTGGACGTTCAGGACAACCGGCTGGCGGTGAGCGTGTGGGGCTGGGGACGTGATGAAGAAGGTTGGCTGCTGGATCACCAGGAGATTTTTGGCGACCCATCACGGCCGGAGCTGTGGAAGCAGTTGGATGAAGTGGTGCTGCGCGAGTGGCCGCACGCGCTGGGTGGGAAGCTGCGGCCTGACGTGGTGGCGATCGACTCAGGTGGCCACTACACCGCGGAGACTTACCAGTACGCACGCGAGCGTGGGCGCCAGGGCGTGGTGGCGATTAAGGGGCAAAGCCAGCGGGGCAAGCCACCGATCGGCAAAGCAACGAAGGTGGATGTGAACCACAAGGGCAAGACGCTGAAGCGTGGCGCGCTGCTCTATCCGGTGGGTGGCGACACGATCAAGACAACGCTGTTCGGCAGGTTGAAGCACAACGAACCTGGCGCCGGCTACTTGCACTTTCACATGAAAACGACGGCTGACTATTTTGAGCAGCTCACGGCTGAGAAGCAGGTCCTGAGGTACAGCCGCGGCGGCTTCCCAACGCGCGAATGGGTGAAGAAACCAAGCGCACGGAACGAGGCGCTGGATTGCGTGGTCTACGCATACGCTGCGCTTAATCTGATGTACCAGCGATACGACCGCAGAACGATCTGGGACCAGTTGGAGAAGAGGATCGAAACCCCTGTGGAGCGAAGCAGTGCCCCGCTGCTAAGATCAGGGAAAGCCACGACATCGTTCGCTAGCAACTGGTAGGCCGTGAACATCCCTGCACAGATCACTGCTGGCGACACCGTGAAATGGCGGGACGTTGCGACCAAGGACAACCTTGGCAACGTGATCGATAGCAGCGCCTGGACGCTGACCTATTACCTGCGGACCAATACAGCAAGCGAAGGCGCGACGGCAGTGGCCGCGGCCTATGGCTCCGGCTGGGAAACAACGTTGAGCGCGGCGACGACAGCAGCTTTTGATGCTGGGCATTGGTTTTGGCAAGCGATCGCAACCAAGGCAAGCGAAAAGCTGACCCTTGGTGCTGGTCAACTGGATGTCAGCGCTGCGCTCAATTACACGGGCACTCCCGGTGCATTTGACGGTCGGACTCAAGCGCACAAAGATTTGGACGCGGTGGACGCTGCAATCCGCGCCATCGTCAGTGGTGGCGTGGTTCAGGAATACACGATCGGCAATCGACGGCTGAAGAAATACGATCTGACCGAGTTGCAGGTGCTGCGCTCTAGGCTGATTGCTGAGGTGAAGCGTGAACAGGCCGCGGCTTCGGTTGCGCAAGGTCTCGGCAACCCCCACAACCTCTTCGTTCGGTTCTAATGGGCGTCCGATCTGCTATTCGCGAGCTGTTCAGCCGCACCGAAACGCCGATGCCAGCGCCACGGCGGCGGATGTTTGAAGGTGCCCGCACCAGCCGACTGACGGCTGACTGGGTGACAAGCGCCAGCAGCGTTGACGCTGAGATCCGATCGAGCCTGTATGCGCTGCGCAATAGGGCGCGGCAACTCTGCCGGGATTCGGACTATGCCAAACAGGCGCTGCGGGCAATTGCCAGCAACGTGGTTGGCCAAGGGATTCCGTTTCAGGCGCAGGTCAAACAGCAGCGCGGCAACCGTCTGAATACGCCGGTCAACGATCAGATAGAGCAGCTTTGGGCGAAATGGAGCCGCGCTAAGTATTGCCACACGGCTGGCAAGCTTGGCTTTGCGGATATTGAGCGCCTGCTGGTGCGCAGCGTGGCCGAGAGCGGCGAGGTGCTGGTGCGAATGGTGAAGCAGCCATTTGCAGACTCCCCGGTGCCGATGGCTTTGGAGGTGCTTGAGGCTGATCTGCTTGATGATCGGTACAACGGCAAGGTGGCCAGCAACGGCAACGAAGTTCGCATGGGCGTCGAGCTGGATAAGTGGCACCGGCCGGTGGCGTACTACTTCCTGCCGCGTCATCCGGGCGACTACACCTTCAGCAACTCGACGCCGGACAATTATCTGCCGCGCACGCGGGTGCCGGCGGATGAAGTGATCCATCTATTTCTGACGGAGCGGCCTGGTCAGACCCGTGGCGTGAGCTGGTTTGCGTCGGCTATCAAGCGGCTGCATCACCTGAGCGGATATGAAGAGGCCGAGGTGATCCGCGCTCGGGCATCGTCGGCGCTCATGGGTTTTATCACCAGCCCAGAGGGCGAGCTGCAAGGCGATGAGGTGCTCGATGGTGAGCGCGTCAGTTCGTTTGAGCCTGGTGTCTTCAAGTACCTGGCGCCTGGCGAGTCGGTCAGCGTGCCCCAGTTGGATGCTCCTGATGGGCAGTTCGAGCCGTTCATACGCGCCATGCTGCGTGCGGTTTCGGCTGGCCTTGGTGTTTCGTATGAATCAGTCAGCCATGATTTCAGTTCAACCAACTACAGCAGCAGCCGATTGAGCTTGCTGGAAGAGCGCGATACCTACCGCCAGCTTCAGGCATGGATGATCGAAAGCTTCCACCAGCGCGTGTTTGAAGCATGGCTCGACATGGCGGTGCTGAGCGGCTCATTGGATCTGCCCCTCTATGACCTGGACCCCGATCGCTACCGGCAGGTGCGGTGGATGCCGCGTGGCTGGGCATGGGTTGATCCGCAAAAAGAGGTGGAGGCGTACAAGGCCGCCGAGCTTGCTGGCTACATCACTAAAGCCGAGGTCATCGCTGAAAACGGTGGCGACATCGAAGATGTCTTCACGCAGCGACGCCGCGAGCTGGATATGGCCGAGCAGTTGCAGCTCTACTTCGACACCAACTTCCAGCAGCCTCAAATACCGGCGCCCCA